TTGCTTCTGCGTAAGGCTTACCACCCCCAACAGTTGAAGAATCAAAGCGGACTTTGAGGGTCAAACCTTCTTCAAGGTCCGGGAATATCTGAACACTATCGTCTGTCTGAATTTCTTCATTGAGAAGTTTCTGGAAGTTATAATCTGCAATATCAAAAATATGCGGAACGGCTTCCTCTTCTCTGTCATTGAGCGGAACTACTACATACAGATTCCTCTTGGAAGGACGAAGAGCCTTAATATCTTCCTTGTCAGCCCCCTGTTTCTGAAGCTTGGCCCGGTATTCACATATTGGACAGGGTTTCTTGGCTGTCATAAGAGGGCATATAACAGTATCATTCCCAGCTCCAACTTTACGGTGAGTCCATATTGGAGATTTGTACCACAGAGAACCTTCAACAGCTATTTCTTCCTCTTCATTGCGGTCAGGGTGTTTTTTGCTCGTAACCTCATAAGGAAGGATGTCAAATAGAACGTTGCGGCTGCCCGGTTTGGCACTCCATACGTTTACTCCTTTGGGAAGGTTAAGGTATCCATATGAAGAAGCCTCTCGCTGCTGACGGGCGACATCCTTACCGACCTTTCCACTAAATCTACTTTTTGTTTTCTTCATTGTGTTCTTTTTTAAGTTTATTTGATCTTTTCAACAGAAATTTCTCTCCGAAATAAGTCCATACTCGTATCTGAATATAGCTTGCAACTATAGCTATTACCACAAGACAGATAATACCTATTCCAATCCACTCAATTGTCGTCATCTTCTCTCCTAGTTTTACGGGCCATTCTACTTTTTATTGCGGAATTAGCTGAACGGGTGCTTTCTGCCTGCCGGACTTCAAATGAAAGGTCCCTGGGCATTTTAGGTCCTGCAAAATACTGCTGTCCATGTAAGCGGACGAGGTTCTCTAAAGCATCCTTACGAGCATCAAAGGCCCGAACAGCACTCTGGGCTATATCAGATTCATACTTGGCTTCAAGATAAGCCTTATTGGCTTTCTGATAACGGGAATCTGAAATGATAGCTGCTAGAACTGTTGCTTCCGTTATCTTTGCAATATCAAAGGAATCCGGGTTCATACGTACTTCCTTGTCCAATTCAGCTCGCATAATGTCAAGCTTTTCCTTGGCAATATCGGTTTCCATTCGCATTTTCGCTGCGTGTTGAGCATATCGAAGCATCAGCTTTGGTTGTCCTAACCACTCTACATCAAGAGCAGTCTCGTCAATTTTAATGTCCTCTTCGTAGTTCATATCTTACTTCTCGTAGTTAGTTTTATTGTTTGCTTTATATCTTCCATTCGTGCATCAAAGCGTTTCATTCCTACTAGTATATCATTGTCAACAATAGATAATCTATTGCGGATGTATAGTAGTTGTTCCTCAAGCCAAACGGCATAGTCAGCATCCGATTCAGGGTATTCTCCGGTATCGAAACGATATTCAAGTTGTAAATCTATCCGTGTCATATTTATCCTTTTACTACTGAATAACAAGCATATACGACTCCGGGGAATCCTATGTTGTAAGTTGGCTCCCAGAAAGCTTCTATAATAGCTGCAGCCCGATCATGTTCATTGCGAAGTAGAGTGGACTGACAATAACCCAAAACCATCCTACGAATGTTTTCAGGTTCCTGATCTCGTATGGAATCCAGTATAGTTTTCACCTTCTTCCAATTGCTATTGTCCATCAAAGCCCTACAAAGGTTTATAACTTCCCCCTGTTGAGCTGCAGTCTGACGAGCGACTTCCATTCTCTGCTCTGCAGGGGCGTTAATAACCTGTTCGAGAATGTTAATTGCATTTCTAGGTAATCCCAGACTATCCTGAATGATCTGATCCTGTATTTCATCTTCAATAGTAATCCCTTCAGCCATTAGGATTTTTCTGAACATACCCTTCATTTGGGAATCATTCAAAGGTTTTACCTGTAATTGGATACAACGCCCTTTTATAGTCTCCAGTAGCTTATTTGGTTCAGTCGTACATAAGACGAAATAAACATGACTTGGGGGTTCTTCCAATATCTTCAGTAAAGCGTTCTGTGCATCGTTAGTAAGTTTATGACACTCATCTATGATCCAAATCCGGTTAGCAGATGAAGTAGCCATATACTGACTCTTCTTTCGCAGGTCCCGAATCGTATCAATACCTCTGAAATCGGCACTATCAATCTCTCTCCGGTCCTCCCCTTCACAACCAAGCCTTTTGGCTATGATACGGGCGATAGTAGTTTTTCCACATCCGGTCTGACCATGTAGTAAAAAGGAATGAGGGCAGGTTTCTAGATTAGATAACATCCCCTTCAAGGTATCCACAATGTCTTTATTCCCTTTAATCAGGTTTAGATCATCTGGGCGGTATTTTAATGCTAAACTCATAATTATTTTTCTATATTATACAAATAATTTTTTATTTACTTTTCCTCTATCCACGGAGAGTCTACAGGATATACTTCCATATCCACTTCCAATGGTATGATAATCCATTTCCAAGTAGCAGGAAGGTCCTCACAAGTAATCTTGTGAATCTTCTCCTTGAGATATTCGAGTTCCTCCGGTAATACATCCAAAATCATAGAGTCATGTATTTGACCGATTAAACGGCTTTGTAATCCTTCGCTGAGGAGTAACTTGTCTAGCTGTATAAACGACCAAAGGAGACAATGAAAAGCAGCCCCCTGAACAGGGTAGTTAATACTATCATTACGACTCATCGGACCCCAACAGCGGAATCCGGTAAACATATCTATGTAGCCGTACTTTTTATAAGTCTCATACCAACGATCTTTCCAAGCGGTATAATCCGGGTAACGCTTTTCCCAAAAGTCCGTCTCAATCCGTTTAATATGATTTTCAAAAGCCGAAAAGGATTTAATACCCTTGGATATAAGATGATCTGATATATTCCCTTCTTCGAAAGTAACTCCCATCCCTTTAGACCATTTCCCTTTGGGAAGTTTGCACCAACCATTAGCTATGTTAGTAGCACAGTTCTTAAAGTAGTCTCCATAAAACTGCGGGAATACGAATCCATTCTTTGCAGCCTGTCGTAGAACTTTATGATCTGATCTAGACTTATCCAACGAATCCAGAAGGAATATCTCACGGGCCATATCAGCGTGCATATCCCCGTGTATGATATCATATTCTAGCTTTGGATCACGGTTGTAGCAGTAGGAAATCCGCACTTCCAACTGTCCATAGTCTACCTCTAAAAGCTGATGCCCCGGTCTAGGGAACAGGGCCTTTCTACAGATAGAATACATTTCCGCATCACGTTTAGGTATATTTTGAAAGTTAGGGCTGTCTGAAGAGGAGCGGAAAGTGCGGACTAAATGTAGATTGAAGAACGGGTGAATATACCCGTCCACCTGTTCCCTAGCAAAGGCTTCCAGGACATCAAGAGCTTTCTTATACTTATTTCGCTTAACAAGGAATTCCAATTCAGGTATAGCTAGTTCCTGCAAGGCTTCTTCATCTGTGGAACCCTTACCGGTATCAGTAAACCTAGTTGGTTCTATTTTCTTTACTCCGTAAAGGAAGTTACCCAACTGTACTCCAGAATTGATATTAACCTTGCCTTTGGTAGAGTGTTCCCAATGGCGGTATAGAGAGGTGGCTTTAAAGGAATCTTCTAGCTGTTGCATTCTACGGGTGAGTTGAATACGTTTTCTTTCAACGTATTCCATATCCACTCGAATCCCCTGCCTTTCAGCTCGTGCTAGGGCTAGAATTCCATCATGCATTAATCGGTAGGCTTCTTCTGATCTGACGTGGGTATCCATTCTTTAAATCGTTTTTCAAATGTTTTTACTATTTCATCTACTTTACAACTGAATACGGTATCAGACATTTCTTTCAATCCCTTGATTATTTTCAATTCATATTCAATATTATTGTAATTCTCAAGGGTTATCCCACATTTGTTTACAAAGTCTGCAAACATACATAGTCTTGAATAGACAGCACTTCCGTACACTTTATGCACTTGTTCGGCACTATGCCTTCCTACTAACCATAGTAGAAAGAACGTGAGTGCTAATGCCCCCAAGAGGACCAAAATTTGAGCACTTGTAAGAGTCTGTTCCATCGTTCTTCTTTTTTTATTAGTTTCTGTAAAAATTCATGACGTAGTTTTCTTTCTCCCATCGGCCACCAATATGGTTGATACTTATATGCATCATCTGGTTTATATTTTGTTATATAGTCATGTAAAACTCTTTCTTCAGATGATGTTATTATATTAAGTAATAGAAGACGTCTAATTAATAGACACAATCCCGAATAAAACAATGGACCATCAATTTTTTTGTCCAGAAGTTCTAATAACTCAATAATTGATCTGTCTTTCATGATTAGAAAGGTAATAAGATTTCACTTTGCTGTAACATAGCTAAACGATATTCGTATATCGAATCTAGAGCACAGTAATACATTAACTTTTCAGAACCCCCTGGCATTTGCAGTAGTTCATATATTCTATTAATTGCATTACTATCTTTCTCGTTATTGGAACGTAAATAAGGGGCTATCTCACTATCATAGTCTACTATCCCAAAGTGAACATAAACCAAGAATTTTAAACCAGTGACCCCATATCTATTATCCAATATATGAGCTGCTATCATCGTATCCCATACCCAGTTCTGAACTTCTACCCTCAATTTAGATTGAGTCCACATATGTTCGAACTTCATGTTTTGAGCTATTTTTCCAACCTTTGGATCTGTTAGTAACCGGATAAAGGGTTTCCATTCCAATGGAGTTTTTGGAGAATGGAATACGTAGCAGTGATCTGGGGAATCTGCTACGGATGCTATTACAATCCTGTGAGCTCTTGCATGTGGTTTCTTTCCGGTAGTCTCATAATCAAAGGAAATTACTCCATCTTTGATCCGATCCAAAACCCTTAAGTCCGGGGGGTATTCTACATATGGCTCTTTATGCTTGAGGAAAGGCTTTTCCAAAAGGGAGAAAGCCTCCCTCAAATCCCTTATCCATATGGAATCTATATCAGCACTATCTGAACGCTCTACGAAACTAGGATGGTAGGTAGGACAAATCCATGTATTCAAATCCTGATCAGGTATCTGCCATCCTCTCCACTTGGAGATGCCTCCTAACTCCTTCTTCCACCTAGAACCTATTACGCTAGTCACTGCTGAATTACCTAGCAGTACAACTAGTTTAGGATTATATTGATGAATATACCGCAGCGTAGTTCTTCTGCAGTTCTCAATCTCATCATTCGTGGGTGCTCGATTATCCCCTCTAGCATCAGTCGGCCTACAGTGACAGGCGTTAATGTTAATGCAATCTTCAAACAGGTCTATCCCCAATTTGCGATAGGTCCGCTGAAGTAACTTTCCTGTTTTACCCTGCCAAGGTTTTCCAGCAGCATCTTCTTCTTCTCCGGGAGCTTCCCCGATATTCATTATACCCTTCTTGAAGTTGCCGTACGGCTTCATCCGTGGAGAATTTACATTCTTGTAAAGCCCACAGGAAGCACACGAACGAACTTTTCCATCCGGTCGGGAAAGAGAGGCTGTTTCCTTTGACGTGAAGAATTTTTGCATCATACCCTTAACAGTGACATGTATTCCCAGCCTGTTCCATTAAACTTTATCTTTGAAGTTCCTATCCAACAGGCAGAAGTCTTTTTCAGAATATCCTTCAGGAATGCCGGAGCAATACGGATGGAGAAATTCTCACCTCCCTCATACTCAGCATCTACCTCTTCTTCAAACCAAGCTACATCACATTCTGCAATGATACTGAATTTACCCTTTTCTAGGGAAAATAATATTTCTTCATCTAGAAAGGATTTGCGGGAAGCAAAAATCATAGCCCTGTTTAAAACATCGTCAATTGATTCCGGCAGGACGAGCTTCTTTCCATCCATCTTTGTCCAAGAGGTAGTATTGGGAAACTTCTCTTCAAATACCCGACTTGAAAATATAGTCTCTTCTTCAGTCTTGAAATGAACCCACCCCATTCCTTCGGCTATGTGGGTTATTTTCCCCATATGAGCTAGACTAGAAATGTTAGAGGATGGAATCACAAACGTGTTGATTCCCAATTCCCCTACGAGATCATGACGGGCTATCCTATATCCATCTGAAGCCTCTACAAAGCCCTTCGAGCTGACGTGCACTCCTGATAGGATAGGAGAATCCAATCCTTTACCAGCCGCAAATACGACGAATGAAAGGGCCTCTATCAGATTTTCAGGAGCATCAAACCAATCTTCGATCTCTCCTATTTCCTCATCAATAGGTAGGTCTATGTCTTTCTGAAGGACTAGGCCTGAACGCATTCGTCCTGCCCGGATAATTATTTCAGAGTTCTTGTTACGGGTAAGCTCAATTGTTTCGTCTGCAATCTTTGACAGTAGGGGATAGAGGATTTTAGCCTCAATAGCCCCTTCCAATCCCTCCATACCTTCAATAGGATGGGATATGCTAATCTCGTCATTATAAGTTACCACCCTGTCTTTAAAGAAGGCAAACGTGGTAGCCTGTTCGATGTTACTTTCTTTATTGGATACTCCCGGACTAACTATATCTAGGATTCCCAATAGTTCTTTTCGATTGATTTTCATGCTCTTGTTTTATTTTAATCGTTCATATGAGTAAATACGTACTTTGGAAATAGGGTTCATCTTATCTTTAAACCTTTCCAATCCTGAACTGCCTAACGTACCCCCATCGTTTACTAGCTTATCAGCTGCAAGTATTTCCTGGTCTGTGTAAAATAGGTAACGCATAAATTCAGCCAGATAAGGTTCTCCCGGTTTTACAATACAGATGCGGTAATTTATGTATTTCCAATTCTCGTCCCAGGCGTTAATTCCTACTAACCGCCCTGCCTTATTATACAGAAACCTTCTATAAATGCCAGGGAGCTGTGCAAATATGGCAAATCTTGCCAGAAATTCC